TATCAGGAGGGTGGTGTATACGGAACAGGTACTGAAAAAGGTTCTATGGACAATATGGGTGCAGGTCAAGGGCAAGACATACCAGTAATGTTGTGTCCGTTTCCTGAGTTATTTTCTTATGACGAGTTTCAGAACACTACTTATAATGGGCCTGATTTGGGTAGTCCAAGTCAGTATGCAAACACAACAAACAAGTACCATGCAGGTCAAATTATGAACGGTGGTGCTAATGCTCGTTTTGATGCCGCTCAAAGTAGAGGCAATGGAACTTACATAGCGCAACCTACTGGACCATTTGAAGGGGGCAAAGGTACGGTTGTAGCAGATTCTTTTGAGTGGAGCTACGGATCAAGAGTGTCTATGGGCGCAGGTAGTGGAGCTACACGCACAACGGATTCCTCTGGCAGGACTAACCCTGCGAAAGGTGGCGCAGGGGTTGTTTTAATTTTTCCAACGTCAATGGGGTAATAAAATGGCAGACTATAAAATAACATATGAAGATGGCACGACAGGTAATATTGTAGCGTCTGAAGAAATGGCGCGTACGGTGGCAGGTGGTGGTAGTTATGAATTAATACCTGTACCACAAGAGTCTACTGAACAAAAAGCAGAAACAACCAGATTTGAGGCTCGTTTGTGGCGAGATGATGAACTGAATCGAACCGATAGGTTTGTCTCAGTGACAGACCATCCTGAGCATACTGCGATAATGGCCTATAGGGTCGCATTACGGAATTGGCCCGCTACAGATGATTTTCCAGACACCAAGCCCACTATAGGTAGCTAAAGATGAGTCCGGCAAGATATCCACCACCAGAGCAGATACCGTCTGCGGAGCGTCAGAGGATATTATACATTGAGGCCGTTAAAGAAATTGAACAGCTACGCCAAGCCGTTAATAACGAAAACATCGTGGCTAAAGAATATAAACACGACCGTGATGATTTGAAGGGCGAATTAAAATCTGCTAAACGGTCTATTGTCACAATGTCCAAACGACAAAAGGCTGCTGATGAAGGCAAAAAAGCGGCAGCTTGGTCAGGTGGAGCCGCTATATGCATAACGATTTTATATCAGCTATGGCACACAATCGGATTTCCTTTTGCTCGTAACGGAGCCGATAAGAAATGGCAGATGTTTTGGGAACATGAGGCCGTCTACGGGGCAATGGTATGGATAGTTACCGTATTATTTGCCGAAGTGTATAAGGCCACCAATAAAAGCTGATGAACCGCTTTTGGAGTTGGATGGAAAAATTGCTTAACCGTAGGAAATTAAAGGATAAGCGCAGTCCTAAACATCGCTTAGATAAAAAATGGAAACAGAGGCCGCAGAGGCGTTACAAAGATTTTCTGAAAGTTCTGGCATTGGATTATTGGTAGAGCAATATAGCTGGCTCTTTGTGGTTGGCTTTGCATTGCTATTTTTAAAAAACTCAATAGAGAACATACTGGCCGGATGTGCGGTATTTTTTGGATCAAAATACGATGAGAACCAGACATGTTGGATACAGGTAGGTGGCGAAAGAAGGCCAGCAAGGATCAGCAAGACGGCTATTACGACCACTACATTTTACGTATATGAAACAGATAAAGACGGGACTATTATTGGCGGCACGTTGCTAAGTGTGGCTAACAATGAATTAGGCGCATTGCGAATTGAACGCCAACTTGATAAATTAGATATAGGTAAACCTAAATGAGGAGGCTCATATGCCAATGGTTAAAGGTCAGAAGTTCCCGTACACTGCGAAGGGCAAGAAAGCTGCTGCAAAAGCTAAGAAGAAAGCAAAGCCTAAAAAACGAGGTAAGTGATGCCACAGAAAAGAGACCCCAAGCTTGCAAGGGCAGGCGTAAGCGCGTACAACAAGCCCAAGAGAACCCCGAATCACAAAACCAAGAGTCATGTGGTTGTCGCAAAAAGCGGAGGTCAAACAAAGACAATCAGATTCGGCCAACAAGGTGTAAGGGGGGCCGGAAGCAACCCAAGGACGGCCAAAGAAAAAGCGCGTAAAAAGTCTTACTATGCCCGACACAATGCTCAAGACAGTAAACCATCTAAAATGTCGGCCCGTTATTGGTCGCACAAAACGAAATGGTAATCCATGGCTAAACGAGGACTATATGCTAATATCCACGCCAAGCGCAAACGGATAGCTAAAGGCAGTGGAGAGAAGATGCGTAAACCAGGCACTAAAGGTGCGCCTACTGCAAAGGCATTTAAGCAATCCGCTAAGACAGCTAAAAAACGTAAATAACCCATGAAAGGCAGGCAATGTCAGTAGAAGACAAACTTGATGAATTGAAGGCCAATCGTAAAGAGGCTCTACAAGCCTTACAGGAGGCCCAAACCCGTGTCCAGGAACTCACAGCACTCGTACAACGTCAATCGGGTGCTATAACCGCATTAGAAGAGCTTATAGAGCTTTCTGGTGCATCTGACGCAGAAGGAGTAGATGATAGCCATGAAATTTCTTAATGATTTGAAGGATAAGTTGGGCAGTAGAAAATTAGGCGTTACGGCTGCAATCGGAGCAGCGGCAGGGACGGGAGCCGTAGAGGTAACCTGGCCTGTAGCATTGGTAGCATCGGCATATGTGCTCGGTCAGGCATATGTAGACGCTCATAGCAAGTAGGCCAATCAAAAGTCGTGGCAGGCTTTAGTTTATTGTGATTCTCTTCATGGGTGGGGGTCACGCCTGTCACGACCCCCTACCCACTTAATCAGATACTTCTACCATCTCTCGTAATCCATTCTCGATACACTGTTGAGCCAGTAATACATGTTTACAGGTTCCTCTGTATTTATGGCCTTTACACATACATTGCCAAGCGACAAAGTCATCTTTCATTCGTTTGGCCCATACCTCATACGGCTCATCTGGGTTGGTCTGACTTTCAATGACAAATTTCATCATAATCCTAACGGCTCCTCGTAATCAAATCGGGTTAACTTATCATAGGCTTTTTTAGCAATCACAATCAAAGTGAGGATAGCCACCGCCTGTAATCCTCTTTGCCCATATCGAACCACTCGCTTTCTTCGCTTTCTAATTTGCATATGGCAAAATCCTTTAAATCGTGGGTAAACAATACGATGTAAAATGGGACGTTTAATGCTTGGGCCACATGGCGTAATGACCTGCCCGAGAATTGCGTCCAGAGCCTATGCCGTACCGCCCTTTGCACATGCTCGTTCATATCGGGGTTTGTGGTTAATTCTAATACGGCCACAGGCTTGCCGTTACGCCATTCTATCTGATCCGCATCATGGACAGCCCCTACGTTCCACTGGTACCGCCAGGAACGGTAACCGGACGTTTTATCTTGCCATCCATGCTTACGGTTTTTCATAATCTTTTGATATCTCCTCTAAAATCCAATCTTCAAATTCTCTGTTGCCTGACGCTGCTTGGATTAAGATGTCACGCAATTCTTTTTTGGCGTAATTAAAATCAGGAACAGTGATCATGGGTCTTCGATTTAATCTGCGCCAAAGTTTCACCAATGATTTTAAATTTTTACCACTCATTCCGGCCATATCACAAATCTCCTAAAGTAACCTTCCCTGCGAGGACAGTAATTCGTTTGCTACGATAACCATCTCGTCCGTTTGCCACCCTGACCATAACTGAGTGTCGTGGTTGTATTTCAATCCCACATCCTTGAGCCTCATCTGCACCTGTTTCGGTAGCTCTGACGGTGGCCGTCCTCTCCTCTCGTATCGTATTGCCGCTTTGGGTCGATTCTTCATTTTCCGCTCGATCTCTCGTTCGTTCCTTTTCATCCAATGCACTTCTATCGCAATCAAACTGAGTAGCGATTGTATCTTGGGTGAGGACTTCGACTCGCCCATATCCAGCATCGCGGAAATAACTTTGCAGGCCCATAGCGTGGTCATATTGCTCACTCGCGGATCGGGTGGAAGATCCTCTTCGGGAAACCTCTTCCGCAATTCGTAAAGGTGCAAGATGTTTGGTGGTTCCTCTGCGAAAATCCTTAATTCTTTTATCGGTTGACCGTATTCGTCCTCTGGCATGGTTTGCCATCTCCTGTAGGCATTGGTTATTGATGTGGATATAATCACCATTGAGGGTTTCTATCGTAAATCGAGGGATGTCTTTTTTTTTGTTACGTGCTAATTTGGGATTCAAACAGGCCCAGGTCCATCCGTATTTGATGTCTTTTTTCATCGACATCTTCGTGCCGGACGGTAGCTCCAGTTTGTCAATCAAATCTACCGCCTCGTCATATGTATTGGCATGTCCTATCATACTATCTCCTATGGTTAAAAAGTTGGGTAGACCAATGTAGTGTCACTGGCCTACCCGTTTTGTCCTGACTGGCCCCATGAGCGGTTTCCCAAATCTCAACAATCAGGACGACTAAATCCCTTCCGGTTCTGGTTGCAAAAAAACCTCCAATCTTGGGTTGTCTTTATCTATGTGAAACGTATGAATAAAACCAATAATCCAATCCATATTGTCCTCTGGCAAAACTTTAGCCACCTGTAATCCATCCAGAACGTATTTGAGTCCAACAGCCTTATTATCTGGATCAACTCTACGATTTTTTAGATAATGTTTGCACCGTATCCACACTGGCCCTGCCACAGGTTTTAGTCCCTGTGACAGAGTTTCAGCGTAGACTGTGTTCGTCCATCGTTTCTTTTCCTTGGCGTAGTGGCTCCAATGTTTTTTTGAGGCAGCAATCACCTGGTTTAACGATGGCAAATCGCCTGTAATAATTAACTTCTGGGTCAAAACGGCATGTCCATAGGATCGCTATGAAACGCAGTGCAAGAAAATCGCTTGTGCGACTCGATAGCTAATCCAGTAGCAGACGATAGGATCGCAGGTAGCAAAGCTGACGTGATCTCAAAATTCAATCCGTTTGCCTCAGTTGCCTTTTTGACATTCAAAATAGTAGTATTAAAGCACCTCAACTGATGATCCGATAAACTTTCATACACCCAATGGACGTACGCCTCACTACCCTCTGGGGGCGAATACCTCGCCACGATTTGGCAATCAAAATTTACCTTCTTTTCCGGTGTCACCGTAGCCGTCACGCTGATGGTGTCACCTACCCTAAGATTGTCATGGCGCATTTGATTCATCACGTCTACATGTTTATCTACATGGAATTTGTAGCGCGTATCGTTTGCGCCAACGATCCAAGGCCATGCATCTAATTCAAGTAAAGTGAGTTGGGCCGGAACTCCGGCTTTGAAGCCTAAATCCGCAATCGTTTCTCTTTCTTTTGCGTCCATTACAGATCGCCCCCTAACGCATCATCCTCCTTGCCGTAGATAGCTTCAATGGCTCTATCTGCGCTGGCCTCTGCTTCGGCTGATGTCGTGGGTTTAGGAGCCTCTCCGCTTTCAGCTGGGATTACGTCAAATGATTGGTAACTATAGCCTTTTTCGCCAAAGGGAACCATCGTGCGTTTAATCTGGACGGTCATATTCTCTTTTAAGCCGTATTCCATGAGTGCCTTGTATAAATTTTTATGGGCAAAAATAGTCAGGCTTTTTTCATCAACTCTGACGGTAGTGCGATATTGTGGCCTACCATTATTATCCACGCCTTCGGCAAAATCCGTCCACGCAAAATAGAAAGTATGGTACTCTCCATCTGGGAGAATATAGCGTGGCTTACCGCTTCTGCTTTCGGTCATTTCTTTTTTTTCTGCATCTCGATGCCACGAAACGATGGGTGGGAAATCCTGGGTGGGCGAAAAATCAGTCATCTTAATAACTCCTTTAAAAATGGGATTATGAGTGCTGTAAAAATATACATGAGTGCGACAAGTAAGATCCACCTTTGGTAATCGTCGAGCTTCAAACATAGCTCCTTTCTTTTTTGAGACAAAAACGGCCAACAGAGCGTCTCTACCCTGTTGGCCGTCACCATTTTACTCATCCGTAGGAGGATTGAACTCAGAAATATGTATGTAACCTTCCGGAGTTGATTCATAATCTAAGAACTTTCTTAACTCTTCGCAACTTTTCGCTAATTTGTTGGCTATTAATGTTAATCCAATATGCTTGTAACGACTATAAGTTAGTCTCATTACGCCCTGCTCAATTCGTGCAATCGAACTTGATGTTACACCCAGCAATGCTCCAAACTCCTTTTGCGTTAATCCTAACTCAGATCGTGCTTCAGCTACATATATCGAGTCACTCTCTTGATCTTCCACTATTCTGTGTCCTCCATCAAAATGTAATCAGATGCGTTATCTGACAGATGGTTTCTGTCTTCAAAATATCGCATCGTGGTTGATATATCTGCGTGTCGTAGGTGTGCCTGTGCTTGCTGGACGGTTGACCCACCCTCCATACTCAAGGTGCAACAGGTGTGGCGCAGACTATGGGCCGACAACGATACACCTGCCTGTCTGCCGTAATACTTGATGAGACGATTGAGGCTATCTGGATGCAGTTTGTCTCCAAATTTACATAGTGATAGGCTACAAAATACATACGGTGCATCTGATAGGGATACGGCACGTAAGTCAGCCAATGCATCCACGGCACGTTTAGCTAACTTAACATGCTGTTGCACTCCAGATTTCGTGTTTGGTAATATGACTATGTCGTAATCACCTTCTCTTTGGATATGGCTCCACTCCATGTCACATGCCTCAGATCGCCTTAGTCCGGCATACAACAGAACCGTAATCAACGCTACATCTCGTTTGGCCTTATACTGGTTAGGCTGCTTTGATGCAATCTCAATCATTTTCAATAATGCATCTGTCTCGACCGCCTTTCCAACGGACGTAGTTGACTTCTTATAGCCCTTAACTAAGTCGCATGGATTAATCGCAATCAATCCCTTAGCCAGGCTCCGCTTAAAGAATCCTCGCAATGAGGTCAACTTACGATTTATCGTGTTGGGCTTTACGCCCTGCTCCATCAAGCTGTTTCGGTAATCCTCGATGTCCTCTGTAGTC